ATGCTGGTCGCGCGCGGGACCTGCCATGGTGCTAGCAACGAGTTGCTGAAATCCACCTATTTTTTGTGGTTCTCCATACCTAAATCTAATATTATCACCATCAATCCATTGCCCTTCGGCTCCGGTTGCAGTTTGTTGTTTATTAAATCCTGGCTTAAATTGTATCTTCTGTAAAGGCATAAGCCTTTCCTTATATAGGTTTTATTAGTAAATGCACTACTTTTTTGGAAGTACTATATTCCAATCTGTGTTTTTAAGCAAATCTTCTAAAAGAATATCTTTTAACTTGTGTGTTTCAATGTATTTATTAATTTCTACAGAATCAAATACTACCCATTCTCTTTGTGTTTCAAATACAATTTTATCTGCTTTTGTTTTTAAATAACCTATTTTTTCTAATTTATTATCTTTAATATCTACTGGTCTAACATCAAATTTAAACATTTGATTAGATCCTAGAAGACGACCCTCTATATCCCATTTTTCATCTTTAATTTGAGCAAGAGTTGGGTATGTAATGTCTGTTAAATTTTCTAAAAATTTATTTAACATTTTTCATTGTATTATACTATCTTTATAGGATATACTTTTCAAGTAAAGTTATAAAGAAATTATGTTTATTGAATTATATCAAATAAATAAAAAAATATGTTCTAATCTAATAGATTATTTTAAAGAAAATAAAAATTTACATAAACCAGGTTTTATAGGTGGTGGAAAAATTGACACTAAAATTAAAGATTCTACTGATTTACATTGTTTTTATACAAAAGAAGATAGTAGAGCAGTAGACTATTACAATGAATTATCTAAATGTGTAAATAAATATAAAGAAAAATATTTTTATTGTGATAAACAACATGAAAAATGGGGATTAGTAGAAAGCCCAATAATTCAAAAATATAAACCAAACGGAGGATTCAAAACTTGGCATTTTGAAAAGAACGGTCATCAAGGTTATATATTTCGTCATTTAGTTTTTATGACTTATTTAAATACAGTTAAAGATGGTGGAGGCACAGAGTTTTTTTATCAAAATAAAAAGTTTGAAGCTAAGGAAGGATTAACATTAATATGGCCAGCAGATTGGACTTTTACTCATAGAGGTATAATTTCTAAAAAATACGAAAAATACATAATTACAGGGTGGTTTAACTATTGTTAATAATAGAAAAATAATATAAAATATATTATACACAAGTTATGAATTTAGAATATTATTATTGGACTTTTCCAAATGCTTTATCGCATAAATTTTGTGATGAAATTAGAGAATATGGAAAATTACATGGAGATAAAACAGCTTTAATAGGTGGCCATACTCATGGTCAAAAAATTAGTAAAAAAGAAATAAAAAATATACAAAAAATTAGAAATTCTAATATTACATGGTTAGATGATGCATGGATATATAGAGAAATAATGCCCTATGTTCATGAAGCAAATAAAAAAGCAAAATGGAATTTTAAAATAGATATTTCAGAAGCATGTCAATTTACTAAATATGGACCGGGGCAATATTATGGTTGGCATTGTGATTGTTTTAATCAACCATTTGATAGACCAGGTATACCACAAGAACATGGAAAAATTAGAAAATTATCTGTGACATGTTCCCTATCAGATCCATCAGAATATGTTGGTGGAGAATTAGAATTTAATTTTAACAATCCTCAAAGGTCAAAAAAACAAAACATAAAAAAATGTACTGAAATACTTCCAAAAGGATCTATTGTAGTTTTCCCTAGTTTTGTATGGCATAGAGTGTGCCCCGTCCAACAAGGGTTAAGACAATCTCTCGTTATTTGGAATTTAGGGTATCCCTATAAATGAAAATAATAGAAAATTTTTTAGAAAAAGAATCTCTTAATAATATTAAAAATATATTATTAGATTCAAATTTTACTTGGCATTATAGTAATTTCACTGGGAATAATAAAGATTATTCAGATTCATTTTTTTATCATTACTTATTTACAAATGATCAACAAACAAGTCCTTATTTTAATAGAGTATTAATGCCTATTATTAGTAAATTAAATTTTAATTATTTATTGCGTGCAAAAGTTAATTTTTATAATAAAAAAAATAAATTTATAAAAACAGCATTTCATATAGATGCCGAACAAGAACATACAGTTGCTCTATTTTCAATAAATACAAACAATGGCTTTACTTTATTTAAAAATGGTAATAAAGTACCTTCCATTGAAAATCAAATATTAATATTTGATGGAAAATTAGAACATTGTAGTGTATCTCAAACAGATGAGAAATTTAGAATAAATATAAACATAGATATAGTATGAAAGAAAATTTAGACGTTAATAATTATTTTTCTACCCCTGTTTATACTGGAGAAATATTAGAATGGGTAGATACTTTAAATAAAGCATCTGATTCATTTATTGAAGAATCTAAAAAAAGAAATAAGATTTTTTTAAAAAATAGAAATAAAAAATTAAAAAAAAATTTAGATGATTTTGCTATTGTAAATCATTCAACTTCTTTAATTGATGTTTCTAATTTTTTTGAATTTAAAAAATACATAGAAGAAAGATCTTTAGAAATATTGGATCATATGGGGTATGACTTAAAAAAACATATTTTATACTGGTCAGAATTTTGGGTTCAAGAATTTGGTAAAAAAGGAGGTGGTTCTCATGAAGGCCATATACATCACAATAGTCATATCAGTGGTTTTTATTTTTTAAAATGTTCGGATAGAACTTCTTTTCCAATTTTCCATGACCCAAGACCTGGTAAATTAATGACTCAACTACCATTAAAAAATGAAAAAGAAATTAATGAAGGCACCTCAATAATTAATTTTAGACCTAAACCAGGATCTTTAATTATGTTTCCTTCTTATTTAGAGCATCAGTTCTCTGTTGATTTTGGCATAGATACTTTTAGATTTATACATTTTAATATACAGGCAGTTGAAAAACAAATACTTAACATAAATAAAAATGAGCTTTAAAAAAAATAAATATAAAATTATAAGAAAAGCAATATCAAAAGATATGTCTTTATTTGTTTATAATTATTTTCTAATGAAAAGACAAGTTTGTCAAACTCTTTTTAATCAAAGATATATTTCTCCATTTGAAACAATGTTTGGAATATGGACAGATTATCAAGTGCCAAATACTTATTCACATTACGCTGATATTGTTATGGAAACTTTACTATTAAAACTACAGCCTTTAATTGAAAAAGAAACTAAATTAAAATTAAATCCTAATTATTCCTATGCCAGAATTTATAAAAAAGGAGATATTTTAAAAAGACATAAAGATAGATTTAGTTGTGAAATTTCTACAACATTAAATTTAGGAGGGGACACATGGCCAATCTTCATTGAACCAAATTATAAAAAAAACATTCATCAAAATGATGAATATATTCCAGGAAATACCAAAGGAATTAAAATAATTTTAAAACCAGGTGATATGCTTTTATATAATGGTAGTTTGTTAGAGCATTGGAGAGAACCTTTTCAAGGCCAAGATTGCGCACAAGTTTTTTTACATTACAATAATAGCGCAACACCTGGATCAAAAGAAAATCTTTTTGATAAAAGAGCACATTTAGGTCTTCCGAATGATATTAAAGCAAATGATAAATAAAAAAATTTTATCTGAAATACCTGTTTATTTTGGTGAAATTAAAATGCCAAATGGTTTTGAAATACAAAAAGATGAATTTGTAAAAAACATAACTTTATCAAAATACTATGAGGATATTGAATATCCATTTTCTAGAGAGTGGGATAAACTAAAAACTTTTTTAACTGATTTTATGTCAGTTGAATATAATTTATTTTTAATTCCTAAAAAAACATTTGGAGATTTTTATGAAAAAAATGAAACATCAAAACCTAAACTAGAAATTAATCCTGTTGATTTAAAAAATTCATGTGATTTTGTTTTTTTATATGGTGTAGAAATTGAACCAAAAACATGTGAAATAATTATTTATTATGATAACAATAGAAGAAAAGGAAGAAAAGAAAATATATTTTTAGAAAATAATAAATTTATAATGTTTCCTTCTTCTCAAATGTATTATGTTAAAAATATTAAAAATTCTTATTTAAATTTTACTCAAACTATACTTTTTGATTTTATTTAATTTTGAACAAAATCCCATGTTTGATTACTTTCATTCCATACATAATCATAAAGAGGAACTAATTTATTAGCAGAAAGAGTTTCTTGAATTTGTTCTTCAGTTAAATTAGGTTTTGGAATTGGGGGTATCCAAGTTTTTAATTCATTTGAAAATTGCCAAGATAAAAATGGTTTTTGACTTGAAAAACTATCGTGTTCTGGAAACCATTTTGCACCTATAGATGCATAATTACCTCTGTAAGGTTGTTTTCCTAGTTTATGAATATTAGCGTAAGTATTATAAGAAGTTTTTATCCATAAATGCGCTGGCCAATTATTATGTTGTTGTAAATATTGTTGACCAATACTTTCAGATTCCTGACCATTTCCATCAAGAATATATTTATCTTCAATATAGACAACTGTTAAAA